TCTGGGCTTTACTTCTTCCATGACCGCCTGATCTGCGTTTAGTTTATCTTCTAAAGACAAGTTATTTAGCCATTTATCTGGCCTGTAAGTATTACAAAATCTTAACAGTTTTTTGTATTCAATATCATCTTTTATTTCTGGTTCTGTTTCTTCTATTTTCTCTGTTCTGTTTAAAACACATCCGTACTGCTTATTGTTTTTAATTTTAGCAAAAACACAACCGGCGCAACTTGTTTCAACCATTATTTTAGTCTCCTTGCAACAATTAAAAAGTTACCATTTTTTTGATCTAAATGTGATTTTTCTATTTGTACTTTATTAGACAGTTTTCCTTGTATTGTTTCTATATTTAGAAAACACTTGATGGCCGTTGAGTCGAATGCGTTTGAATTTAATTCTTCTAGAGACCAGTCTCCGCGACCATACTTCATTGATATAATATCTATATCTTTTTCTTTAATTGTTAATTTAGAATTAATTCTTAATTTGCTTAATATTTTATCTAGCGCTATAGGTAATTCACCAAGTGAAAATTGGAGCAGGAAATTATCCACAACTATTTCTGTAGCCTCGCAGTTTGTTACGATATTATCAAGCATCATTATGTTTGAAACATGCGTAAATTCTGAATTTGTTGATTTTTTGTGAGATAAGTATATTTTCATTGTTATCCTCTGTATGATTCTAATATTTTGTTAAATACATTATTCCATGCCGCAGTAAATCTTTCTAGACTAAATTTAGTTTCTATGGTTTTTCTGGCATTTTGCCCAAGTTTTTGAGCTATTGGTTCGTTTTGCAATAACATATTTAAATATGATTTAAGTTCTTTTGGATCATTAGAGATAAGTCCATTAACGCCGTTTTGGATTATTTCTGGAATCATACATGTGGCCGTAGACACGATGGCGCATCCACAAGCCATAGCCTCTAATAATACACTAGGCACAGGAGAATGTAAAGATGTATTATAGAATATTCTAGATTTTTGATATATTTGACGTAAATGCTCTGTTGACTCAGCGGGAATTGATAGGCCAGGACTTTTCCCAAATACCCGGATTGGAATTTCGCACCTCCAGGGATCAGAAGCGGTGCCACTGCCGCCGTCAAGACCAACAGTTTGCTTCCATAAATTCCACCCGCAGCACCAATCTCTATTGGGCCAATCATTTACAACAGAAAGGCAAACATTGTCTCTTTGTTCTTCGCCCGGATTCCAGAAATCTGTATCTACACCATGCTCAATCACAATAGAGTTTTGCTTGTTAAATCCCCATTGATTCATAGAGTATTCAGAAATGAAAGAATAATAATTAACCATAGGATTTATTGCGTTTTTTCTTTGCTGCTCTAGGTCAAATCTGACATCTGGAAGCACATGATTATGCCTCAAAATTGGTATATGTGTTTTGTTAGAGCTTATGGTATCCACGCCAGAGAGATAGCTATGTATGATTCTTAGTCTATCGCAATCTGTATGGGCTAATATCAAATCAAAATCTATATAGTCCGGTATTGACTCTATAATATGATAATTGTTTGGTATTTTTCCATAGTCTTTATCCCATGTTTTTCCTACCGCCAAGGAATAAAAATTATGACCAGTTTTACAAAGGTTTTGTTCGTATCTTTCATGGGCACAAAATGTTAATATATTAAGCTTTTTTGGTCTGTGCGCAGACCTCAGTATGCTAGCTACTGATTTTTGATTAGCCACACTAGTCATTCAATAACTCCTTAAACAATTTTCCAATATTTTCATGTGAGTATTTTCTAGCCTCTTCTTGGCATTTTTGTTTTATTTCTTGGTCTAAATTTTTTATATAAGCCGTCCTCATTTTTATCTGTAAATCTCTTACATCTATTTCTTTCCATGAGCTATTAGCGGTATATAAATTTGACAGAGAACCCATTCCACCAAAGCAGGCTTCATCTTTACTAGATACAGGCTCTCCTACGCAAAATTCATCAAGCGCCATTCCTTGAGTATATAACGATGGAATCCCCAGACACATAGCTTCTAGCGCTGGTATACAAAAACCTTCTCCCCTACTGGGCATAACAAAACAATGACACTGTTTTAATACAGAAATATAATCTATTTTTTCTAGCCTGCCACAAATAGATATTTCTTTTTTATATGAGTTTCTTGTTTTCAAGCCTTTCTTGATCGAGTCGCAATATGTCTGTAGTTCTTTTACATCTATGCCAGAGGTTTTTATTAAAAGATTCACATCTTCTTTTGGGTGAAATTCTGTGTGAAACGCCCTAACCAGTGCTTTTAAATTTTTTCTTTCTATAAACTCTCCAACAAACACAAAATTAAAAGTATTCAAAAGCTCTTGTACTTTCGCGTTGTCTGGGCTTTTTATGTAAGACTCTACATCTAAGCAGTGTGGCGCTATTTTAATCGGTATTGTGACACCACTTTTGATACACGCTTCCTTTACATAATTAGAAGGAACCCACAATTCATCCATTGTGTTTATATTTTTGTGCCATCCTGTATCGCAAAAGTCGCTGGATTCTGTTGCTAAATATCCTATGTTTTTAAAATTAGCGTCATACACATAATTGCTTGGCAGAGTATGCTGTACGCATACGTCACATCCATTTGTTGATTTTTTTTCCAAATCTAATATTTTTTGATCCACTCCTGAATCTTTTTCATTATAAGAAATAGCTCTTGGGACAACTTCTACACCGGCAGAGTCTAGTGCCAAGATGTTATTAATTCCGGCGTCGCCCCATCCGGTTCCGTCGCGCCCGTGATGAATGTATAGTACTTTATGCGGCATAATTACAAACACTCCTACAAATTTTTATAAAATGCTCATTGCCCATTTCTCCCTTGAGCATATTTAACTCTCTTGTTACCCATTGGCAATTTTGAGCAGAGTACCCCAAAGAATTATCTATTCTATCTAATGAGGCAAAATTTTTCTTTCTATCTTTTGTTATTTTTCTTTCATTCTTTGTGAATGTAGGCATTGTAATATATTCTCCAGTTAGGGCGCATGTTTTGTTTTGTTTTATGTAAATATCCCAGGCTTCTTCAATAGATATATCAAACGGGAACCCTCTATTTTTCGCTCCTCTTTTTAAACTGCCCCAATATGTGCCGGTTATCTTTTGATATCCGTTCCAGTTCCCATTTTCCTCAGAGGGTTTGCCGCTTGAGCATCCGCACGATGTGTTTCTTCCATCCATTAATCTATGTTTCAAACAAGTTTTAAATCTGCCGCACTCGCATCGGCATAAAAATTTAACATATCTTTTTCCACTTTTTGTCCTCCTGTCCCCCAATTCTTCAATAACGATTAATTTACCATACCTGTTTCCTATTATGTCTTTTGATATGTCTCGCGGTTTAATGTCATATTTTTTCATCCATCTTAAAACTTTTGATGAACTACAACCTAATATTGAGGCGATTTCATAAGTTGATTTTTTATCTTTTTGATATAGTTTTTGTAATGTTTTCTTGTCTATCATACTGATCTCCTATGGGGTGATGCGACTACCCATATATACACAATTTATTTTCTATCTTGTGTTTTTCTCTAGTTAATCATATTTAATCTTGCCTGTTCCCATTCGTTAATTTGATTTCTAAAATTTAACATTTCGGTCAAAGCGTCCTGTGGAGAAAATGAAGTATTTGAATTTTGACTTTGTTTGTGAGACTCGTTAAAATAAAAATCTTTGTTCATATTTTCACACTTGTAACCAAATGTCAAATCTTTAAGCATTCTTCTCCAGATATGACCACCAACCCATTCTGGTTTACATAAAACATTTTCAAAGATATAGTTTGTTATATCGTTTACATTTTTTAGCCCTGGTGGTATATTGGTTTTGGGTTGTTTTATTCTAGAAGCAGAAAACCAAGTTTCTGATTGATCGCGTGGTTCAATTTGTTTAAACCTTTTGGCCCAAGCGTCTGCGGCCTTATCCCATGTATAGTGGCTCAACGCGCTATTTCTAATTTGTGCGCCTTGTTCTATAAACCAATTTGGGTTTTCTTCGTAAGACTTACACATACCCAGTATCAGAGATATAAAAGCCTCATTGTCTGGCACAGCGCGATTACACCCCGTTTCACACTCTTTGTAGTAACTTAGTGGGTGTATTCCAAAACCTGCTATATTGTCTATCACAGACTGCATGGCGGAATAATATGTAGACACTACCGGCAGCCCACAACTAGCAGCTTCTAATTGAGGCATACCAAAACCTTCGCTGTTGGCATATTGCACATAAACGTCAAAACAGTTATATATTTTTGATAGTTCTGTTTCATCAATTGAATTGCTTATTCCAACAAGCTGATTTGAGAAATGTTTACAATTATTACATACTTGAACAGAATTTTTAAAGAAATCTACAGAAATAGTAGAACACTTTTTACACTTGTACGTCATCAGTATCCTGCTAGACAGATTATTTTCTTGAATTAGTTGCGGCAAATCCCAACCGATATCAGGATAATAGGTATGAACATACAAATATAAATCAGGATTATTTGTGCGATCTAATATTTTTGCAAAGGAAGAGAAAAGGTCTGGATACAGCTTTCTCTTTTGATTTCTCATGACCGTGCCAATAATCAAACTGTCTGGGTTGAGTCCCATATTTTTCTTGTGTTCTTTTTTATTGTCTACAGGAGAAAATGATTTACTGGCAGCGGGCGATGCCACATCTATAAAATTTATAGTGTTACACTGATTAAGCATTGTGTCTCTTCCAAATTCAGAGTACGCAAACACAGAATCAGCAGAATCATAAGTATTTATCCATTGAGAATTTTGTGGTTCAGCGTCCACCGTTGGCATAATCGCCCAATGAAAAAAATCTCTAAATGGAGACCTTTGCTCAAACTCAATCATCCACCAGTCACGGATATCCATAACAATATCCGGCATAAAATTAAGCAGCACATGATTAAAGGATATGTCTCCAAACTGCGCCACGACGTTTGATTTATACGTGGAGTATCCGGGGTCTTCGGGCCTCGGTTTATTTGGATAAACTTTCCAGGGAGATTTTTGTATGTTTGGATCGTCATGATCCACATAACAAGATAATTCAGCAACCTCAAAGGTATCAATTTGATTTAATCTTGATAAGACTTCTTTTGTATAAACTGAATATCCGGTACTAAGCCAAGAGGCTTCTGATACAAACAATATTTTAGTTTTTCTCATCAATCTTCAGTCTCTGTAGAATATCTTTCGGAGTTAAAAATTTTAAAACTATTTACTCTAAAATAACAGCCGGGAACCGCTGATCTTTCCACGTTTCTTGCTGAACACTCCGCTAATATCAAGTCGTTTTCGCCTAATTTTTCTTTTATGGTTATTGCCGCAGTGTGCCAAGCTTGGAAGTCTAAAATTGTAACAGTCCTTGTTTTATTTCCGTTTTTATTTTTTCGGAAGCTTTCCATTTCTAATTTAAATTCTACAAAATCTACATCGTTTTCTTTTGAGTGATGTACGTCCCCGTATAATTTACCTAAAAAAGTACAATTATTCATTTTTCCCCTTTCAAACTTGTATTACTTTATTTACAATTATCGAGCCTTTGTCTTTTTTGGATATTTCGCCGTTTAACAAGACTGTGTTTCTTTCTATTAATAAATCTTTATATTTTGTGAAAGCTTCTGGAAATATTGTTACAGAGTCTAATTCACCGCTAGCATCTTCTACGCACAAAAAAGCCATTTCCTGACCTGGGTTTTTGCCTTTCTTTGTTTTGTATGTTCTTATTGAATTTATCATAACAGAAAGATTTACCTTACCTTTTATAGTCTCTTGGCACACTTCTTTACACAAATTTGTAGAAATATTTACAGAATCTGCTTTACTGCATGTGAGAGCGCAACCGAGAAACTTTATTTCAAAATCCGCTACTGATCCTACGTCATCATTTAAGTCATAAAATGGTTGAGCCAGAGACGACTGTATATCATTTACTGAGGTCAGTCTCCTTTTGTTTATCTTTGTCCACTTGGGCAGCATTTGTACGCATTGCTCTAAACTCATATTGCTTTCATAATTCTCTGCTATCGCACTTTTTTCTCTAGCAGATAGCGAATTCCAACTGTCGTATTCATATAGCATTTTTTGCCTAGACTCTCTATTATTAACGCCATTGAAAGCCCCAACAGAGATCATAGCGACTACCGCTCTTTTGTTGATTTTGCCCTCAAAGATAATTTTAATTAAACAATCTATCCATGAAAACTTTGATATATCATATTTAGATTTAATTTCTTGTATCTTTTCGCATTCTTTTAGTCCCACATTTTTCACATGCCTCAATCCAAAATATATATTATCATTTTTGCAGATAAAGTCTGTGTACATGTGATTTAATCTTGGTGGGTAGGTTTCAAGATTTACCATTTTAGCGTCCATAATTAGCTGTTTAAGCTCTATTTCTGGCTTAGGTTTTCTGTCTGACCTATTCATGTAACTAATATAAAATTTCTGTATTCTATGACGCTTGCAGTATGCGCTCCAATATGCATCAATCGCATAAGAAACGGCGTGAGAGTTAGATGTCGCGATGCCGTCACCATAAAATACATGAGATTCGTTACCAACCTCAATGTCCATTGTTTTTATATGTCCGACTATCCGAACGTTAGCAACTTTTTTAGCTCGCATTTAATTTTCTCCGTATTATTAACAATATCATCCTCCCAAATTCTTATTAAGGCGTGATGATTGGCTTGACAGAATTCATTCTTTTTTTGATCTCTGTAGTAATTTATTTTCTGTGTTTTGGTTTTTGGTTCTGGGTAAAATTTTGGATTTGAATGATAATAGTCACCATCAACTTCTATAAGCACATGAAGGTCTGTTAGATAAAAATCGAACGACCAATACTTTATAACATACTCTTCTTGAAACGCAACCCCTAAATCAGTTAATATTTCTACAAGCATTAAATGAGGTCTTGTTCTTGTTTGCTTGAGCTTTCCTTCTTTTATTGCCTTTAATGTTGCTTGTCGCATTTTATCTTTCGACGCTTCGGAATGCTTGCATCCAGTGTGACCGTGTGTTTTTCTCTTTTTTGCAGATTCAGACTGCCTGCGTCTTGTTTCGTCTGTGATGTTTCTTCCTGTCATCTTGTCAGAAACGGTCATCAGGCTTGGATAGTCATTTTTTGTTTTTCCAAAATTCCAAGGCTTTTTGCCGTGCATTGGATTGTTTTTTCCTCTTCGTGCTACTTTGGCCTCTTTGCTCCATTCTTGAACACCTTTGTTCCTTCCGCATTTGTAATTTCGCCAAGAGAAGTTAGCCTTACCCTTCCACGTCAAATCGACAAGCTGACCACATATACCACAAGAACATCTTGGCCTATCTGTTATCGACGCAAAGTATTCTTCTGGGGTCATTTGATGAGAGTTCTTTAAGTGCTGTACGAAAACCTCAGTGTAGTATTTTCCGCTTCCGCCTAAGTCTTTAGATAGCTGTTTTATTTTACATCCACAAATTTTACATGTGTGCCAATCTTCTTTGCTTATAGTCATCACCATGCCTCCTGTTAATAAGTGTCATGCTAATTTATACACATTATTTCTAGATCTTGGTCTAAAATTTCATAAAGAGGTCTTTTTTTTCCATCTCTACATAAAAACTTATGGTCTAGCGTGCATGTAATTTTTCTTCCGTCCTCCATTGTTACCTCTACGACCTCCTTGATCCCATTGTCAATCACATCCAAAACTTCGACGAACTCATCTTCGGTCTCGTTTTTTGGAGCAAGCACCATGTCTCCAACCTCTAGTTCATCCAATAACTTTTCGCCATTTTCTGTTATTACGACCGTTTTAGGAGACAAGCACTTATTAAATGCGTAACGGTTAGACTTTTCAATCCATGAAAAAATTTCTTCTGCTATTTCTTTAGAAATGATTCCTTTACTTTCCGCTCCCTCTAGAAAAGATTTCTTTACTTCTTCCATGAGTCCCGCTTTCTTTTTACCAATAGCCTTTCTTAGAGAGTCCGCTTCTTTTAGGTCGAAACCCGCGAGTTTTTGCGCTATTTTCATACTTTGCTCTTGATAGACAAGAACGCCGTAGGTTTCTTTTAGTATAGGTTCTAATGACTCATGGGGATAGTCAACCGGTTCTATCCCTTTCTTTCTGTCTGCGTAATGCTGCGTCATAGACTTTCCATCTGTAAAAGCCTTTAGACAGCCGGGACGAATTAGAGAAATTAGAGCGGCTAGCTCATTAATTGTTCTGGGAGAAACTTCTTTAGCCCAATGTTTTCCAAGGTTGGATTCAAGCTGAAAAACGCCCTTTGTACGCCCTTCGCAAATTAAGTCCCAAACTTCTTCATCTTCAAAATTATTAATATCAAACATGACAATCTTTCTTATATTTTAGCCTTTTAGTTTTCGTCTTTTCTAATTAACCAACTGGGTCCGCATGTCGGCAATTCAAAAAATTGCAAATTATTTTTCTTTACGAACTCATCAACCGCCTGTTTTACACCGGACCAACCGTAATCATGTCCAGCGATCACACAGCCATCCTTGACCTTTGGGAACCATAGTTCGATGTCTGTCTTAATATCTTCATATTCATGTGAAGCGTCAATAAAAACAAAATCAAAAAATTCATCTGAAAATTCATTCACCGCTTCGCTTGAGGGCTTTTGAATTGGTTTAATGTAATCTTTAACTGGTTCTAAGTTTTTCATAAATAGCGGAAATATACCTTTTGGCTCTAGGCACATTGGTTCGTATCCGCCAGAGGTCGAATCAAGATGTTCCGCGCTACCCTTCCAGGTGTCTATGCAATAAAAATCAATATCTTTATTTGAGTTTGCTATTTCTACAGCCATAAACGATGTACTAGCACCTTTCCAGCAGCCAATTTCAGCAAAATTATATTTTCTGTCTTCTTTTGCGAAAACATTAACAGCGTTATAGTATAGACTATGAAAATCAAACCAGCCATGAATTTTATAAAAGAAGTGTTCTATCTTAGACATATATATCCCCGTTAGCAAATGTCTTTTCAAATTTAACTTTATGTAACAATGTTCTTTGCAGTTTCATGAATTTAATCATAATATTAGCAGTATCTTTAACGTCCTGTAGCGCGTCGTGAGCATTATCTTTACTTGCTTGACTCATACCAAAATAATCGCGCAGATAATCCATCCCATAACCCTTTACATCTTGATTGTTTTCAAACCAACAATAAATGTGCTGCATAACATCTATTGTGAAAATTGGATTAAAGATTCCTTGTCTACCTCGTTTAGCATCTATTGGGCCATATTCTTGGCACATTCGCTCTACTATCGGCATATCAAAACCATTGATATTATAGCCAGCGGCGATAGGCGCATAGTAACTTGTTTTCTTAAAATTATATTTATCACAAAATTGAGCAAACTTCTTCCAGACGGTTTTCGGTAGTGGTGCTTTTGCTAGGTCGTCCCTGTTTTTTCTGGTAATTCTTAACGCCTCGTCCTCAAGGGGCGCGACACCAGCCTTGATTGCTTTATCGTCGTCGATAATTGGGCGAATTTCGCTGTTGAACACTCCTCCGGGTTGAAGTTCAAGTTTTCTAGCGTGGATCGCCACAGCGGCGATCTGCGTAGGCTGGCACGTATAAGGGTTAGCGCCCCCCGTTTCAAAGTCCAGAACGACGTAGTCGCGGTAGTTTGCCATTATGTTTTCCACCTTTTCATTAAAAGAGTATTTAGTTTACCATTCTCTGGAATTTTATCCCCAGAGGTTTTACAAATTAAAGAACATAGATACAAAAAATCGTTTTCTGAAAAGTTGCTTTTCATTCTATTAACCATCTTATGCACCCATTGTACATTGTTTATTGTGTATGCCTTGTTACTGTCAATCCTGTCTAAAGACGCGGTTGTTCCGCCGTTTATTCTTTCTTCATCGGTTTTAGATAAAATTAGCTCCAATCCAGATAGAGCGCATTTTCCGTCTTGTTTGACAAAGAGATCCCATAGCTGCTCTATAGTGATTTCAAAAGTAATGTCTCTTAATTTTGCGGCCCTTTTAATAGATCCAAACTGACTACCACTAATGCCCTTATATCCAGACCATCGTGGGTTTTCTTCTCTATACCTTGACCCATCATTAACAAATGAGTTTTCTCTTAAAGTGACACCTTTTCTAGCTAATAACCTATATACTCTCTGCTGATGAGTTCCAAGAATGTCTGCTATTTTCCAAGTGGATTTACCCTGTGAATAAAGATCACAAACCTGATTTATCAATTCTTCTGAATAAATTTCGCGCATATTGTTATTTCTACAAGCGGTACAGGTTTTAGAAGTTTTCATTTTTTTACTCCCGCATTCACATAGGTCATACCTATCCGTTGCATTCTTCTTTTTGACACACTCTTTACATCTGTATTGATATCCGCTACCTTTTTTATAAAATTCACTTACAGGTTTCTCGACTTTGCATACATTACATAGTTTTTGTTGCATTTTAACTCCTTTGTATAATAATAGGTTGTCTCAAAGAAGTATACACAAAAATATCTTGAGAAAGGTTTATCTCCTATTAATTAACTCAACAAATTTGTCAACAGCTTCATCTATATTTTTATAGATTTTGTATTCTTTGTGCTTATGTGACCATACTTGATACTCATTTGATCTAGCTAGTCTAGGTTGATGATTAGCTAAATTACAAAGTGAAATATCTTTGTATTCAATACTACAACCAGAAAAAATAACAGATTTATAATCTTCTTTCGTTGCTTTCATTGGTGTTCTACTACCTCCCTACATATTTGTATGAAATAAATCAATCAGAATCATCCAAGATACTCATTATTTTTGAAAGTAAATCTATTCCTAATACATCAAACTTGACATGACCCATAGCTTCTAGGTCATTCATTTCAAGCGCGGCAATCATCTTGCCATTCTTATCCTTAACCATTGGGCAAACCTCAGACAATTTATGTTTGGATATAATAACACCAGCGGCGTGTTTGCCTTGAGATTTATTTGTTCCTTCAATTTTAATTGCTTGTTCAAAGTAATGAGACAAAGGACCATCTAAATTATCGTCATCATCATAATAACACCAATTTTTTAACTTGTCTGACTCGTTTTCTAGTGCCCATCTAATAATAGATTTATCTTCCATCAATTCTAATTGATCGGATATTTTTGATTCATCTGGAATACTATCAGTTATAGCATTCATTTCAGAAAAAGACACAGCATCATTGATTCTTAGTACTTCTTTAATCGCCGCACGCCCTTGTAGCTTTCCAAATGTTACCATCTGGGAAACTTTATCAATGCCATACTTTTCTTTAATGTAATCAATTACTTCGTCTCTATGTTCTGCCGGAACGTCCATATCTACGTCAGGTAAAGAAACATGATCTTCTGTATTTCTTCCTTCGTTGTAGAATCTTTCAAAAAGTAAATCAAATTCTATAGGGTCTACTTCGGTTATTCCAAGAAGATAGGAAACCAAACAGCCAGCAGCAGAACCTCTACCAGGACCAGCAAGCCAGCCCTGATTTTTAACATAATTAATGATATCTTGAACAATCAAAAAATATCCACTAAGGTTGGCTTTAAATATAACTTCTAGCTCTAACTTTACCCTATCTAGATATTCTTGCTTTTTTTCTGATGTTGAGACTTTTCCTGTTTTTCCAAGCTTTGCTTTCCACCCATGACGACACAATTCTTTAAGATATTCATCGTTGTCAAATCCTTTTGGCACATCAAACTCTGGAAGCATTGGCTTTCCAGTTATTTCATAATCTTCACACCTAGAGAGAGCCTCAAACAAAGATTTATTTCTATCAGAAATTTTGCCGGGTTTTTTTAGATAATATTTATCACTAGTAAAAAAGTGCTTATTTTCAAAATCTTCACCCTTTTGTAGCTTTGATGTTACTTTTGGTACTGTTGTTTTCATTCCAGAGCAAAGAATAATTCTATGAAGATTGGCCTCATCTTTAGTAACATAATATACCGCACTCTTTGTATAATCATACGCATGATAATTTGTTCCGAACATTTTATTTAGACCGCTTGAGGCTTTCCCCGTGACAAGTAAAACATTTCCCGCCTGAGCCAATACCTTCAAGTCGTCAACGCTTTTTTCGCCAGAGGAATATTTAATCAAATCTAACCAGCCCTGTTTGTTTTTAGCGATCAGAATAAATGATTCTGTATCATATCCTATGATGGGTTTTATTCCATGACTTTTACACGCCGTGCTAAAGCTAACGGCCCCAGAAAGCGTGTTAATATCAGTCAAGACACAAGAATCATAGCCGTATTCTGCGCATTTTTGTGCTAGTTTTTCTGGCTTTGAGAATCCTTTAAGCAGACTGAAATGAGTTTTGCAGTTGATCGCTATATTGCTGTTTTTCATCAATTATTCTCTTCAAAATTTGTGAAAGTGAAACCGGCTCTAATATTACTTCATTATAATTAGCTAACGCTTGAAAAGGCGCTAAATCTTTAGAAGAATTTAAAAAATTTAAAGCTCCTGCTAGATATTTGTCTAAAAATTGCCATCTACAGAAAAACATTGGGGCATCTTGATAGTACCAAAATCTTGGCAGTCTTTCTACCATAGGAAATGCGCCCAAGGAAATAGCTTCAAAAAACCTAAAAGTTTCTGAACTAAAAGCCCCAGAGGGACAAAGGCAAATCTTTGAATTATTTAATAACTCTACGTACTCGTCGTGGTTTAATCCTGCGCCAAAGTTTTTAGTATATGTTACATACGATTTATACTTATTTTTTGTTTCTTCTAACATCTTGTCTAAGCATCTTTTAAACATGTCTCTTGTTCCTGTGTGAGGCAACTGGCCCACAAAACAAAAGTCATATTCTCTTTCTGCAAACGGTTTGATTTCTTCAATCTTAGACCCTATACCATTTATAAATGAACCTAAAGGCAAGGGAAATATCTTGGCATTGTCTATGGGATAATCCCATTGATCTAGAAGCGCGTAGTTTTGAAACACAAGAAAAACTCTTTCATCTTCCACGTATCTTGGAACATCGTGCGTTTCTCTTGATAAAGCAAAAATTATATTTTTCTTATTGTCGTTTGGTATATTATAATCCTGTAGATCATATTTTATAATGACCCTAAAATCATCATCCAAAGAATGTGCTAAATTTTCAGCAACATCTAAAAGAAATTTATTACCTAAGTCAAAATCTTTTTTAATATCTATTAATTGTGCCACTTACTCACCTCGCAACATATGCCAATAAAGTATTCATTATCAAAATCTGTTTTCATTTTTTGAATGTCCTTATGTATCCATTGAATATTATCTTTAATATAACCTTTAGACGAATCAATCCTATCAAGTAATGTACAAATAAAGGTTTTTATCCCGGTGCTTCGTAGTATCCAATGTCAAAACCTTCTTTTGTACAATCTTTAACGGTTTGATCGTACCCTATTGTATGTAACTGGTGTTCAACATATTCGCACATGTTTTTAGTTGTCCCCGGCCAGTTGTTTTTACAGAAGTGACAAAGTTTCTGGCACCTAAAGTCTCTTCTGCGAGGATCAACAGGCTTGGGTTTATGATTTCTTTTAATTTCTTCAAATCTATTTTTCAACATTCCTAGAAATCGCTCTTGATCAGATTTATCAAAACACATACTAAATGGGCCGCCATCACGAATAAAAAATATACTCATAATGGCTTGATTGTAGTCTGGATAAAGCCTTGATATGGCGTAATTATACAACAACAACTGCGGATCGTCAATAAGTTTTTCATAAGTTTTTTGCTCTCCGGTAGCCCAATTTTTACGCTGTCCTGTTTTCCAGTCGATAACCTCAATAATGTTGTCATCAACCTTTGTTATTAGGTCTACTGTGCCTTTAATAGCTAATTGCCCATCTACAATTTGGCCGTCGTTCATTTTATATTTATACTTGGCCCATTCTTCTTCGATAGGCAAATCAAAATTTGGCTCTGCATCAACAATGTTTCTGTTTCTGGGATCAAATTGACCCTCATTATAGCCTAGCGCTAAATCAACCAACTCTTGACAAAATTTATAATCAGACCTATAATAATTATGTATACAGCTACTTTTGTAGTAGTCATAGCTTCTTTTTAATAGGTCTTCTACAAACTTTTTTGTGCCAAGTTTTCTGCTTGTAAATTCTATATCTCCAAGAGCATCATCTTTTATAATCATCGTCTTTTCGTCTGGATTATCTTGAACATATTTTTTACAGGATGCAAGACATTCCATTACTTTGTGGACCATAGTTCCAAGCTGTGCCTTTTTGCCAGACGGAGACCTGTGTCCAAGAACATAAGTAAGAAAATACTGCATCTGACAATAATCATAATTTCCATAACTAGATGATCTTATATAAGTTACTATCATAAATTAAGCCTTTATTGTGTGAATACCAGTTTCTGGACCAAGTTGTGCCAGTTCTTTTTCTTTCGGTACTTCTTCTCCAAGCCATTGCCATTCTTCAAGTAGCTTAATTATTTCCTGGTTTGTCTGATTTATATCTAAATTTTTATTATCTATTGTAGCGTCAAAGTTTTCAAAAGAATCAAGGCTGGATTCGCTACTATGATTATCTGAGTAATTTCCTCTTGTTAGTCTTATAACCTTTCCGCCAGCCGCTTGTATTGCTTCTACTTCGTTTTCAAATCTCACATCGTCCACAACAGCCAACAAAGAAGAATCTAGTTCAATGTCTTTGATTAGTCTATCAATCCAAACATCTTCATTTATTTTTCTACAAACATCTGTGCCAAAAAATTGTAAAAATTCTCTCGCTGTCATTTTCTTTTTAGCTTTACGCTTATTACATGGTTTTGGCATATCTTCCCATTTAAATGCTGTCTTGCTATTTTTCTGCGCATCTGTGCCAAACACCTGATCTTCGCTCAATCCAAATAATTCTACAGACAATAATTTTAGTGGGGTTGCCAAAGAATAATTTTTTATATAGGGCCACATGTTGTATGAAGCCCATTCAGAAAAGGGCCTGTCTAATCTTCTTATATCTAGCATACCATATGAATCTGGTTCTTCTTCTGTTGTGATTAATAACTCTCCACCTTCTGTTATGGCAAAATTGTCAATGACCCTAAACGCCCTTAATTGATACCCATGAACAAAATTAGAGCAGGTTGTTTTTCCTGATTGTTTTCTGCCCGAAAAGGCTAATATTCTCGTCATAGCAAACCTTTATAATTGTGAAGTTAATTGTTTTTTTAATTCTTCAATCGTTAATTCTCCAACATCTTTAGAATCAAGAGTTGGTCTAAGATAATTAAATCTTCTTCCGCATTTTTTTATTATTTGTTTTGCCGCTTTTTCACCAGCGTCATCATAATCCGTCATAATAATTACATTCATAACTCCTATTTCTTCTAAGCAAATTAATTGTTCATCACATAAAGAAGAGCCAAATATTCCTACGGAATTATTAAATCCAGCCTCATGCATCCTCCATACGTCACCTTGACCTTCTAGCAAAAACACTGTTTGACTTTTTATTATAGCATTCTTGGCAACATTTAGCCCATAAAGATAATGTTTTTTAAATCCTTTGCTGTGAAGCCATTTTGGTTTCATGTTATCATACATAGCCCTGCCAACACATCCAACAAAATGATCGTCAAAATTATAAATTGGCACAACAGCCCTGTTCTTCATTGGTTTATTTTTGTCGTAGCAGTCGCCAACATCAAAAACATCTAGAACATCTGCTGAAAACCCCCTGTCTAAATAATATTTTGAGGGTATTTGTATTTTTGATCTAACTTGTTCTCTTGTTACAGATGATTCTGTAATAACAGACCGCTTCAAAAAAACGTCAATAAGCTTTGTTTCTTGAGAAGAATTTGTATTTTTCTTTGATTCAACTGGTTCGCATATGGATTTACAGAAGTTGTATGTTTCATCCAAGGTGGCTGGGTGCCCCTTTTTTGTAGTCAGACACCCTCTAATAAAACCAAATACATTTTGGGCATAATCTTGTTCACACGATGTGGTCCAGCATTTCCAATTACCAACAACATCTTCTCCGTCTGTAAATATACTACAGCCTTCTGGATTATCTCCTCCGTGTATAGGGCAGGGGAAAGAGTACCTGTTGCCATATTCAAGATACTCAATACCGAGCCTTTCTAGCACGTCGGGTATGCGGTCTTCCAGAGCATCACAAGCTGCCGATATCTGATTCTGCGTCAAAGTCTTCATTTATTTCAAAACCTTCTTGTCTAGAGCGCGCATTATTATGTATTTCATTCCTGGTCATTCCTTCTTCAAGTCTTCCTATTTTGCCAAACATTTTCATGCTAATATAATCACCATCATCTAGTCCTTCGCCGTGTCTAGCGACCACCGGCACTAGTTTTCTGTTTCCGTTTTCTGGGTTATCTTCTGCTTTTTCTTCGTCTGATTTTAATTTAAAAATTGTAAAACTAGTACAGAGCCAGATTAATCTGTCTGATCCAGATACCACATCTGTTGTTTCTTTTGTTATACCGTCTCTATTTAGCTGCACAAAACTTAAACAGGGAACATCATACTTAACCATAAAATTGTGGAGCTTGGTTATTTGAAATCCTAATACTTGATATTCTTGCATCGAGGGATTTATGCCATCGGCGCTCATCAGCTTTAAATAATCATAAATTATCACACAGTCATTTGTTCTACCCTCTTCGTCGAAACCAACATGTTGATAAATCCATTTTCTCATAATAGAAAGTATATTCTCAAAAGATTGACCAGCAATACTTATATAGTGATATGGTATATCTTTCAATTTTTCAGACGCCGCCCTAACTTTTTCTTTTTCTATTTCGTTTTCAGAAAACTTACCAGTAGAAATCTTTTGAATGTCTACACCGCTTATACTAGCTAGGATTCTGCTGAAATGGTCATCTTTACCCATTTCGGTATCTAGAACCAGAACTGGCACCCCGTTAGTCGCGACATTAACAGCCACAGAGTCGCAGAACATAGATTTACCAACTTTAGGCCGGGCCGCAATAAGATCAACACATTTGCGCCTTAATCCGCCACCAATAGCTGCGTCATATCTTGGAAACCCTGTAGGGATGCCAACAAAGTCGGAAACGTTTTCTGAAACATAATCTAGATACTCATCAACACCATGACCGAGAATTTCAGTTTTATTGCCAGAAGTTTGATATATTTCTGATGTAACATCTAAGACAGGAGACTCTACCATAGAAATTAGGTCAACTATATCTTCTTCACCAGTAATAGAATCCATAGTTTTTTGACAAGATGCCAGAGTCTTTTTTAAATCTCTTGCTATTTTAAGTTTAGCTAATTTGGCCGCATGGACTTCTGAGTTTTCTCTATGAATAGGAAAATTAAAAAGAGAGCGTATAAATGCTATCTCTTCTTTGTTATTAATGACCTCCGCTATTCCTAAGCTATTAGCAGATGAAAGTATAGATGCTAGCTCTACTTTGGCGTTTTCTGAAATTGTCTTATGAATACAACTAAATAATATTTGATTTGTTTCATCCGTAAAATAGTCAGACGTAACAAAATCAATATCTAAATAACAGTCTAATCCATACTGACAAAGAGCCGCTAATACGGCTCTTTCAGAGGCTAAATCTTGAAGATTGTTTTTTCTTTTCATTACCTAGCGCCGATACACCTGTCGCAAATAAACCAATCTCTAGCGTGAGCAGGGTGAACGTTAACAACTTTGTCACACTTGGAACATTTCTGTTTTATGTTTTTGACCGCCGGTCTTCTTCTTTCTGTTAATTTTACGTCTGGCGTTGTAAACTCTTTACCTTTAGACTCTGTTCCATCATCTACGAAACTATTAAACCTTTTGTTTTCTGTGACGGGAATTCTTGTTCTAACTTCACCCTTTTCTTTAGTAACAGTAAAGTCTAGGTCAACGTCTCTTACTGATTCTTTTTCGGCGGTGGTGCTATACTCATTCATTGGCTCGCGTGGACTTTTTAACTCTGGGTTTTCTGTCGGTTCTGGTTTATCTAAAGAGGTCATGAGACTCTCAAGAAGTGCCTGTTTTTGTTCTTGTGAAAGAGATTTTATAAAGTCTTCTAACATAATGTCCTCATTTTATTTTTGCCAAATTTGTTAATGTATCTGCCATCTTTTGAATTTTGGAAGATTTTCCGTCAATACTAGAGACTCTAGCCTCTGCGTGATTTTTAAGTTTTAATATTGAAGAAGCTAAAGGATTTTCACTTATGGCTGAGTAATATTTTTGTTGCCATTTTGTGTAGCCTGTGCCATAGTTATCCAGGGAACGAGATATTATATACCAGATACTCGAATTCGCCCACTCTAAAATGATTTTTTCTTTAGCTTTTACCGATTCTATATAGTCAGAATAAGCATAGAGTTCATATGCATAAGTTAGGCATTCTTTAGATGAGAGGGCGTTAATATCTTCTGATTTAAGATTTAATATTTTTTCAACGTCTTCATTTTTCTTTATCTCTAGCACACCCTTAGAACTTATCCATTCATCTATAGCATTAAGAAACTCGTTTAATTTTTCTTCTCCAGTCATCAATGTCCTCGTTGTAATTTAATTCTATAATTTCAATATTGTTTATTTCACACCAGAATCTTTTGTCGGAATCTCTAGCCTTAGCCCTGTAGTATTCTAATTTATTTTTAAAAAAGAAGCCATTAAATTTGAAATGCTGTTCTCCATGCACTTCGACAAGAATTCTTCTGGCCGGAAGAAAGATATCAGCCTTTAAATTTCTTCTTCCAAATTGGTCTTTGCTTCCGGGTAGAGTCACCTCTTCTAAGATTGTATCATACGGATAGAATTCTTCAAGTAATTTTAAAGCTTTTTCGTGAAGTTTTGATCTATTTACACTTTTAGATGCGCTAGATAAAGGGTTCCATATGTAGTTTTTAGAATCCAAGCCTTTAATATCTAACTTCATAGCATGTCCTTTATTGTTTTAGCCAACACATCAAGAACCTCTTTATTTTCTTTCAAAAAGTTGTATGCTTTGGGCTGTCCCTGTGTCTGAAAAGCCTTTAAGCACTCATCTTCGTTTTCAACATCTAATTCTGGCTTGAGTTTTTTCATCAACTCTTTATGCTCTAAAAGAAATGAAAACTTAAACCAAGCCCCTTTTCTTTCAATTAAAGCTAGCTGTTGGGCTAGCTGTAGGTATTCTTGACACGAATCAATCCCATGACCATAACGAATATAACTTTGACAATTACCACCAGGAGACCCCATAGATGAACATATAATTTTCCAATTTACTATTTGACCTATAGCATTCTTATCTTCGTCTTCCCAGGGTTTTATGGCCGGAACCTTTTCTCCACCGTGCTTAACCTCCATTCTAGTATCTGCCTGATACTGAATCTTGCGTCCACCGTCTGCCATTTTAGAAGCGCCCATGCCAGAAGTGTTAGAGATAGTATGGGTAATCATCACCACCAATCCGCGTTGAT